ATAAACAGGATGCTTTCTACGTTACGGATAAGATGAAGCGTGATTCGCATCAAGCTGAGTCTTTCTTCGCGGAGAACGTACGCCAGAGCGCAATGGCTTATGAGCGTGAGATTGAGAAATCTGTCTTAGCTGTAGCTAACTCTCAGACTCTAGGCAATGCCAACACCATCAACGGTGCTGCACACAGGTTTAAGGGTTCAGCTGCAAGCTCTGCTTTGACCCTTAAGGATATCAATGCTGTTAAGTATGCGTTCGACAAGGCTCTAGTCCCTGTTGCTAACCGTATGCTTATCATCACCCCTGAGATGGAGTTTGCTCTTAATGAGTTGCTTAACATTACAGAGGTGTCTAACGGGAGTAACTTCAACTTTAACGTAGACGGTTTAGTACAAACTGGCTTTGGTGAGAAGTTGGATATTGTCCGTAACATTGCAGGTGTTAACATCATGGTTAGCCATAACTTACCTGACGTAGACGCCGAAACTCTTGCTAAGTACGATGGTACTAGCTCTGGTGCGGTATCTGGTAAGCTGTGTGTTGCTATGTCAATGGCTGATGCAGGCTGTATGCCTTTCCACGGTGTTATCCGTCAAGCTCCGAGTTCTGAGTTTTTCCGTAACACTAACTACAAGCGTGACGAGTGGTCTACTACTGCTGAGTGGGGCTTCGGGCTTAAGAAAGCTGAGTCTCTTGTTACTATTGCTGTTCCTAACTCTATCTAAGGGAGATTATTATGAGCGCACAACCTTTAAACCTGTTTGATGTAAATGATTACACTCAATCACGGAAGGGAGCTGTTGTAGGTAACTACGCAGCTAACACTAAACAAGTCGAGTATGTCTTCGATGTTGCTACAGGTACGGATACTGGTGAGGATGACTCTATCCAAGTTATCCCTGCCGGTGCTGTTATCGAGGCATGTGACATCTACGTTGTTACTACTCTCGCTGGCGGCACTGAGTTTGACTTAGGTCTTTCTGAGCCAGACGGTTCTGTTATCGCCGCTGACGGCTTAGATAACGGGGCTACAGCTACTACAGGCTATGTGGCTGGAACAGGGACTCTTATCGGTACACAGCTTCCTGCTGATGCCCAAGTCACCCTCGGCGGTAACCGTACCTCAGGTGTTCTAAAAGTCGTAGTTACTTATAAAGTAGCTTAGTAGGATGCTTTTCGTAGGGATTCTTTGAGTCCCTGCTATAAAGTTTCTTTGGAGGAAGAATGAAAAGAACACTACTGATGGTAGTACAAGCCTACCTAGATAGAACAAGCGGCTTCTATGTGAATAGTATATTCGAGAGTGATGAAGCTCAACAGGTTGCTAAGATTGCAGAAGACACTTACTACCAGATGATTCAGGAGTACCCAGACTTACTCTTCACTATGAAGCGTACAGTGCTAGATGCTTTCTCAGATGTTAGTCGTCCAAACTTCTTGCTTATCCCTAGTGCGGTACAGAGGATACAGGAGAGTGAGATATACTACAACACATCTAAGACAGAAGGGCTTGAGTATAAGAAGCTTACTTACCTACCGCCTAGAGAATTCATGGAATGCGTGGGTCGTACAGATTCAACTAACACTATTATCGTGGAAGGTTTGGATAAAGACCGCATGGCAGTCAATACTAAGCAGTTCCCTACGTATTTTACCAGCTTTGATAATGTGCATGTTGTATTTGATTCTTATAATTCAGATTATGACACTACTCTTCAAAGCTCTAAGACGTTGGTGGTGGTTTCACAAGAAGAACCTTTCTTACAAGAAGATGATTTTGAGATTCCTGTGCCTGCTACGTTGTCAGAAACATACTTGAATATGTTCTTAGACGAAGCTATGTCATTGGTATATCAGCAAGCTAACCCTTTGATTAGCCGTAAGGCTAGGGCAGCTAGAATAAAATTACAACAAGATAATAGGAAGCTAGGGGGAGGCCGAGGTAAAACACGTTACGGACGCTCAGGTCACTCTACTTCTTACGTACCGAGAGGACATAGAAGCAATGGATAGTTACGAGTTGAAATATGATGGGTTATACTTCTGGTCACAGGCAGGCGTTACTGCTGAAGCTATCTCCAGTAAGTACACAAGCCCCGAGGAAGCTAACATAGCCATGAACCTCTATATATCTGGTAAGAAGTTTGTTGCTGACAGGATGACTGGGGAAGAAGACCTAGAGGAGCTGAATTCAAAGGCTTCCCTCGTAGGCTACGCTGAGGCACTAGGGGTAGAAATACCTGCTAAGTTAAAGCAACCTTCTGCTATTAAGAAATATCTTAAAGGGTTACAAGATGCCTAGAGTTTCAGGTTCTAAAGATTATGTGTCACTGGCTCAAGGTTTAATTACTGAGGCGAGTCCTTTATCTTTTCCTGCGAATGCTACAGCGGATGAGCTTAACTTCCTCTTGGATAAAGAAGGCTTTGTGCGTTCTCGTCGTAAAGGGTTTGATAAGATACGTTCAGAGTCAGGTGTAAACGCCTCAGGCGCATCTGTAGACAATGTACACTATTGGCAAGGCCCTAACCTACTTGTATTTATTATCGCCGTAGGAAGCTCTACAGAGGCTCGTATACACCGTAACGATAGCACCCTATCCTTCATAACGTCTGTGCAGATTTCTAATGCAGCGGCTACAACAGAAATTGCTGAAAACACGAATGTAATGTACATCACAACTTCTAACTCAAGCAAGCCTATTCTTATTGAATACGCAGAGACTCTAGGGCAGCTTAAAGTTTATGAAGTGGATATTCTAGTTAGAGATTTTGAGTTGGTGGATGATGGGCTATCGCTTTCAGAAAGACCTCCTACTCTGTCAGATAATCACAGATATAACCTCTATAATGCTGGATGGTATAAGGATAGACGATATCAGTATATAAACAACCAAGCTGTGCAAGACCCTGTTATTTCCTTCTTCTCTAGTCTGAATGATGTTTCTGAGGCTAACTCCTATCCAAGCAATTCAGATAATGTTGCTGTGGGAGTATCTATTAATGAAAACGGCGTAACAACTTTCAGGGATGATGAGGTTAGGAATGTAAACGTAGGGAACACAGAGTCTCCAAGAGGGCATTATATATACAACATCAATGATTTTGAGAGGTATGACAGATTGCTAGATAAGACCATAGACGGCTCGGTAAGCACAACCCTCACTCTCCTACATACGGAGTCTATCTAATGCCTGTAACAGCCCCTACACAGAGATTTAGAAACCCCGTAGCCACTACCTACGCCTTCGGTAGAATCTTCTCAGGAATTGATTCTACGGTGTATTTCTCTCAGGTGTTAAAGACGGCTAAAGAAGCTGGCAGATGCTACCAAGTAAATGACCCAGTTAGTGAGGAGATATCAGATGTTCTTGATACGGATGGGGGTAGCCTGATACTAGATGATGCTGTAGAGATTGTAGCTATAAAGCCTTTCCGCTCAGGCATCCTAGTTTTTGCTAAGAATGGTGTGTGGTATATATTCAATCCTGATGGTGGATTTAAGGCTACATCATTCAACACGACTAAGGTGAGTGAGCGAGGGCTTGCAAGTAGACGTAGTCTAGTAGAAGCTGAAGGTCGTATGTTCTTCTTCTCAGGCAGCGGTATTATCTCAATTGCTGCTGATGAGTTTGATAACCTAAGAGGTGTAGATATAACAGAAACTTCTATACGTGACTACTACATAGAAAACTTTGTAGATAAGAACTCTCAAGGTGAGTACAACGAAAGAGAGAAGCGTATTGAGTGGTGGAACCCTGAGGTCAATGGTAAAGGCTTAGTATTAGACTTGACAATAGATGCCTACTACCCTCAACAGAACGCAGGGAGTCCTGTTATTGGTAAACCTCTAAAAATTCTTAATGACTTCGTGTACACATATTGGGACAGCAGTAGTACATACACAGGTTACGGCCTAGCTACTGCAAGCAATGAAGAGTTTAAGGACTTTGGAGTAGACCAAGATGCCTACCTCATTACAGGCTGGGAGACTCTAGGTAAGTTCTCACACAAGAAGTCTATTAATCAGGCTAAGGTTTATTTCAATAAGACAGAGACTACTATTACGGGCTACAGTGGAGGGTTTAACTATGATAAACCTAGCGGTTGCCTGTTCCAAGCTAGATGGGACTTTGACTATTCTGATAAGTATAACAAGTGGGTAGGTGAGGTGCAGGGTACAGGCCGAGGTCAGGCTGTGCAGCTTTATCAACCACTGCAGAGAGGCTTTATCCCAGACGCATACCCCTACACATTCGACACAGGAGAGTCGATTCTCTCTAAAAAGATTAATGTCAGAGGTTGTGGGGATGCTGTGCAGTTTCTATTCAAGGCTGAGGCTGAGAAAGACATGCAGCTCTTAGGTTATAGTGTAACGTATACAATGAAGGGTAGAATGTGATTAATTTACCAGCAGTTAGCCCTCACAAGAAAGCTTTTGACTTACAATATGCTATAGATGCTTTACCAGAAGACTTACAGATTAGTAAGGAGTTCTTAAAGCCTATACATTATTTTACAGAGGGTATGTATCTACGTTCTCTTTTTCTAGCTGAGGGCATGGTTGTCGTAGGGGAGGTGCATAGGCACTCACACTTCACCATTCTAGCTGAAGGTAAGAGTAAGATAGTCAGTCAAGATGGGGATATGGAAGTGGAAGCTCCTTTTGTATTTATTAGCACACCTCTAGCTAAACGGAGTGTGTACGCTATTACAGACTGCACTTGGATAACAGTACATCTAAACCCTGAGAATAAAACAGATATAGATGAGGTGGAAAATGACCACGTTATCAAGAGTGAAAAAGAATTATTGGAGGTTTTAGTATGAGCTATGCAACAATCGCTTCAATTGCTACTGCGGTGGTAAGTACAGGCGTGGCTGTAAAAGGCCAAAGAGAGCAACGTAAGGCGCAGGAAGCTCAGAGTCAAGTGAGGTCTGCCCAAGAAACAAGGCAACGGCTTGCACAAGTTAGGAAGCAACGTATAGCACAGGCACAAGTAATGCAATCCGCAGCAACAGAAGGGACACAGAATTCTTCTTCTGCTAGAGGTGGCATGAGTTCTATTGGGTCTCAAACTGCTAGTAACTTAGGATTTATCCAAGGGGTTTCTAACATACAA